ACACCATCGCACCTGAATGGGTTCAGGGTGATACGAACGTCGGTGTATCAGCCGTCGAGTTATCTGGGTCAGGAAAGAGAACATCCATATCCCATATCACTACAGAGCTGCATAAGACAGGTGCTAGTTGTCAGGCTATCCTTATCGGATCAGGAGTTCAATACACCGAGATTGGTAGAGGTATCACTAACGTCTACGATCCAACAGGGGGGCAGGACTTTGTAACGATCAGAGACAACTCTGGTAATGTAGACAACCACTACGATAGAAGATATAGAGCAGGAGGCAAGCACTTCTTAGACTTTGAACCTGGCAGCCCAGACCTTATCAAGATAAACAGTGCAGCAAGGCTTAACCTCTTTTCTGGACAGGCCCGCATATACGACGCTGGCTTTGATCACTACTACAACCTAAAGACATCAGCAGTAGATAATGGCGCAGATGTAGACGTAACAATGCCTGGTACATCCGGCACTTTAATCCACACTGTCACTGATGCGGTCGTTTCATCACACACTAGTACAAAGATTACTATCACCAACAAATCACAGCTTAACAGTAACATCCTATACTCTGATGTAAACAACGCGCTAGGTGCTCACTATGTTGATGTTACAGAACAAGCTGCTCCTGCTAATCCTGGAGCTGGAGTGTTACGTATCTATGCCAATTCTACAACTCATGAGTTAACCCAAAGAGATAGCAGTGGTACCGAGAAAAAATTCTCAGACGGATCAGGTGGTTCTGGTGCACCTACCAACGCCACATATCTTGTGTTATCAGGTGATGCCACCCTCACATCTGAAAGAACAGCAACAGCCTCCACCAGAGTTACCATAACGGATGCAGGAGCTAACAGTACTGCCACATTTGATATTGGATCAGGTTCCATCACAGATACTTACATCGGTAGCCACACATCCACGAAAATCAGTATAACTGCAAAGGGTCAGCTAAATTCAGCTATAGTCTACAATGACCAGGCTAACACCTTCGGAGCCAATAACCAAACAATACCCATCGCCAATCTTCTGCTTTCCAATAACGGCAACACAGGTGCATTCGGTGTCCAGGCTTCCCTTACAGGCACAAGAGTCTGGTCCATGCCCAACTCCTCTACTAACATCTTGGGACATAACACCACGGATGTTTTGACCAACAAGACCTATGATGCTACTGGCACCGGTAATGTGCTTAGTAACGTAGGAGACTCGCACATAGCTACACATACAAGCACAAAGATCACAATCACTGCTAAGGGTCAGCTCAATAGCAACATTGTATACAACGACCAAGCAAACACTTGGGGAGCTAACAATCAAACTATACCCATAGCTAACTTCTTACTATCTAACAACGGAAATACGGGAGCCTTTGGAGTACAGGCCTCACTCACTGGAACGAGGGTGTGGAGCATGCCTAACTCTTCTACCAATATCGTAGGCCACGACACCACGGATACGTTCACCAATAAATCCTATAGCGCTACTGGCACAGGCAACAGCCTCACCAATGTGGGAGATGCAAGTATAGCATCCCATACTTCTACCAAGATCACCATCACGACCAAAGGACAGCTTAACTCCCAGATCTTATACGGTGACCAGAACAACGTCATTGGAGGCAACTACATTGAGATTACAGAGATGGCTGCTCCCGCTTCCCCAGCAGCTGGTAAGTTGAGGTTATGGGCTGACTCTACAACCCACGAATGGTCTCAGAAGAACAGCTCAGGAACGGTTGTCAAGATGTCCGATGGTTCTGGAGGTGGAGGTATTACAGCATCATCAACAGACACCTTCTCAAACAAAACCATATCACCCACAGTCAACATACTACCCTATCTTACATCATTTAGTTATTCCATATATCAGGATGGCGGTGCGGTTAAAGCCCGTAACAACAAGACCGGAGCTATTACATCCAACGCTAATCTGGATCCACTTATTACAACCATCCTGGGGTCGGGAGACGCATCTCTAGAGGTCCAGAGCGGAACGTATCCATTTGATTCAGGGTTTAGTGGTTGGAACGTCCCCAACGCTGCAACCTTATTCTTTAACCAAGATACCCTTATGCAGGTCCCCCAGGGCTTTACAGGCGCAGTATTCAACTTTGGTAACTCTGTCAAGTATTCCTATATTAGAGGTGGACGATATGATGAACTAGGCACTAGGGCCTATGACTGGGACCTCATAAAGATGGCCCCCACCTCTGGCACAGGCTGCTTCTTTAATACATGTGAGGATATGGTAGCTACTCATGCCAAAAATGTCATGCACTTTATTACTGTCGATAACTCCTGGATTAACAGCAACCGCTTTATCGATGTCATAGGAGACCAGTGTGAGAAGTTAGCACATGATGAGCATAGCGGTACGTGGACAGCCGGTACATCAGGAACCAACTTTAACAAGTTCACTGACTGTATTCTACAGACCCATGCATCTACACCCCAGGTGCAAGCAGGTATTACAGGGATCAATGGAAAGGCCAACGTCTTTGAAGACTGTGTCATCTATGACATAGCAGCAAATAACGCATCGGCTCCGACGATGACCATATCCGCCAACGCAGTTGACACAGAGATTAGAGGTGGAGCCTTAACTTATCAGCTATACAGTGATTCAGGTACTGACACAAGGATAAGAGACTATACCAAAGGACTGCTCAATCCAAAGATCGTCTATGATAAGGAGATGGCCATAGTTGCAGGGTCAACACCAGGCAACATGATCACATTCAAAACAAACAAGACGATGGACTTTAACAGCCGTCTTTGCTTCAACATGTTCTATGACTGGGGTGATCCCTCAGTCGCCTTCGGTGACCTGTTCAAAGTCTATGACTCTGACTATTCTCATGTCTACAAGTTTGGACCTGGTAATCTGACCGCCGATAGAATCCTTAGACTACCAGACATGAGCGCTGATGGTCAATTCCTTGTTAACAACGCATCACAAACAATCAGCAACAAGATCTTTGATGTAGGTGGTACATCTGGAGACGGCTTTAAAATAAAGGACACGGGTGGAGATCACTACTTTAAGATAGCCGTTGAGGGTGACCTGGCAGCTGATAGAGCCTGTTATCTCCCAATCATGGCAGGTAATGACTTCTTTACTATGGCTAACACCGTGCAGACTATCACCCAGAAAACCGCCGACGTAAAATCAAACAACTTTGTGGGAGTAGCACAGAACCCTGTATACAAAAGATGGGGAGCCTATCAGCCTATCACCGCCACATCAGGGACTACTGCCGCAGTAGTAGGAAAGCTGGAAGGTATCTTAGCAAACCACGTACCGAACGGTCCAGGCACAAACACAAACACTTGGGATTCTACTGAAGGGTTACTCATCAACCTAGTCACCACGACCACCATAAACCAGAATGCTGGACTTGTATCTCCTACAGCTGGCTTAGGTGTCTTTAGAAGAGAGCGCGCTGCCAAGATGGTCTACAGAGGTAAACTTGATGCAGTGGCTTCTAATGTATCACGGCTGTACTTTGGCGTATCTTCCAATGCCGCTCCTAACATCTCTGATACGATAGCTAATGGTGACTCTCTTGTCCTGGTAGGGTATAAGGCAGCAGCTACTAACTTTGAAATCTATCACAACGACGGTACTGGTGCACATGCTACAACCACAGTATCAGGAACTATCGCCAAAAACACAAACTTCCACACCATAGAGATTGAGTGGACAGCAGGAGGTAACGTGGTTATAACGTTTGACGGGACATCACAGACTATAAGTACAGACTTGCCTGCTACCACCACAAACCTATACTTCCACCTATTAGCACAGAACGCAACAGCAGCGATAAGAACTCACTCTATCGTTGGTGTATGGGTCGAGTCAGACTAACCATAACCTATTCTTTTTTATGACAGAGCTTGATGCAAGATAACATGGCAAATTCTAACAATAAAACACCACCCGCAACAGCGGTACCACCTAACAATGATAAGGATAATCAACTAACCGCAGAAGAGCTCATCAAGTCAAACAAGAGCACAATGCAACAGCTTATGGATGTAATGGCTCAAAACACCGAACTAAAAGAGCAGCTCCTAGATAGAGAAGCTAGGCTTATGGCCATGCAGGATGCTATCAACCAAGTATTAAGCGCAGTTAACAACGACTGTAACGCTTTATACAAGGAAGTAAACAAGAACCTCGTTGTCATCTCTGATGTAGTAAGAGGATTGATCGAGCCACAACTACAGCAAAACTTCCAGGCTATCAGAACACAGATCCCCCACAATCAGAAAGTACAGCTGTCCAGCAGGTTCAGACAGGGTGAAAACTTGCATCCACTAGACCTCACACCAGACAACAGGCTACCACCCAAGTAGTTAATCCTTTTATC